ACAGCATCTGCCGTAAATACAAACTCATTTTTTGATAATCTTGCAGGGACATCATCTGCTTTTTCCATACGTCCTATCGGCACAAAACCACCTTCAGCTCTTAAATCCATTTCTTTGCCACCCATATCTAATAGTGGCATTGTTTTCTTTGCTACTGGTTCTTTCATAGAACCACCTTCTGCTCTAAATCTTCTTGCTAAAAACTGATTAGGGTTGGCTCTGATAGCATTTATATCTAAACCCTCACCTCTAATTAATTCTTCTGCTTCCTCTTCTGATTCTTCACCTGTGCCAATACCTAATAGTGGCAATAGCGATGCTGCTGTGATCGCTGTGCTTATACCACTAGTTGTTAAACCACCTCCAAAACCAGATGTTAAACCTAATTTACCTAATATACCCTCAGATGCACCTGATAATATTCTTCTTTCTAAAGGTGTTCCTTTTGCTTGTGTTATAAATTTTCCAGCACTTCCTAAAAATTTTGTTTTTAAACCACCAAGTCCACCCATATTTTGAAACACTCCACCTAAAGTAGAAGCTCCTCTAGGAATTAATGCAGGAGCAAAATACAACATAGCAGCTTTACCTATCGGTGACTTTGCAATTTTCTTGACCGTTCTTGTAACTTTCTTAACAAGTTTACCCAGACCATACATCTGTCTTGCAGATTCAAAATCAAACTCACCACCTACTACATTACCACCATCCGCATAACCTGCTGCTGGTATGCCTAAACTTCCTTGAGAAGCAAGTTGTGGTGATGGTGCAACGTAACTTGGGTCATTTATTTTATTAAACATGTCAGTAAAACTTTTAAATCCTTCTGCACCTTGAAACCTTTCAGTGCCAATCACATCTCGAGTAAAAGGGTTAACCTCACGAGCTTTACGAGTTTGTTCTGCAAGAGCATCAAACGCACTTTGAGCAGAATCAAATCGTTGACCATCTTGACTTAATCCACTTAACATTGTGTTTTTATAAGGGTCTATAGGTATTAATTTCTCTGGTAAACTAACATTAGCGAGTCCAGTCATAGTTGGCGGACTTATATTTTTTGCAAATATTCCTAATCCTGTTGGTTCTGTTGGTAGTTGTCCTAAATTTGTAACTGTTAGTCCACCTATTTTATTAGATGCTATCTTTTTTAAATCTTCTGTTGTTACTTGTGGTCCACCTGTTGCACCTGCGGATGTAAAAACATCAGCAGCTAAAGAAGAACCACCACCTGAACCCAAACTAGATTCAGCTGTCTTTAATCTTTGATTAATACCTTGTAACATTTGTTCTGCAGAAGTTACATCACCACCTAGTTGTTCTAATCTTTGTTCGATTCCACCACCTTCTTGAAGACCTATACGTCCTCCTAGTGCTAGTAATTGTTTTGCTTGTTGTGCTCTTGTTATGGCCATCGTTCTATTCTATTTTGTTTTACCTAATAAATCAAGACTAGGCATGATAACAGTTACATCTCTTCTGATGTCCTCTGGTGATATACCTTTGTCTTTCCACTCTTTATCATTCTCATATTTCTCACCTGTTTTCTTATTTGTTATCTTCTCTATTATTTCTTTTGGTTTTAGTTCGATCATTATGTTGTTACCTCTCGCGGCTGTATCTCTAATATTGAAGCTATGACGTGCAGCTCGTTCGCGTCACCAGCTTGTACCTTAAGTATCTCACTCTCTTCCATTACAAGAGGTTGAGTTAAAAGTTCTGTTGTAGCATTACCTGATATAGTTTTAGTTTTAAATAAACTAAATATATTACTATTAGCATCAACCAATGTTACCGTTATCGTGGTCCCTGATCCGGCGTCCTCGGACACTAATATAGATTTAACCACAGTTGTTGTTGCAGTTGGCACTGTATATAATGTTGTAAGATCAGTTGTTGTTAGATCTACTTTTTTATTTTTAAAACTATTAGCCATTAATTTAAAAAGAAGTTTTGTGCTTCCACCTCCTGTTTTAATTCTTCTTGAAACGTGGTATTTAATTTTTCTACTATCGCATCAAGATCCCTAACCTGTGCCTCTGCTGTTTCAATTTCATATTCTCTACTTGGTCTTGTTAAAACCTGTACTATCTTTGCCATTATCTACGTCCATCTGGTTGTGTATCTAATCTAAAAGTTCCAAGTCTCCAACTCTGACTAGATCCTGTGTTTTCTACTTTTAGCGCTATAGCTCTTGCTCTCGCACGTGTGTCCACTTTTTGTGTAGAGGATGTTATATCGAATGGACCTAGTGATGAGCTTGATGCTGTATCGTTTGGAAAATTTCTTAGATTTAATGTAACTCTGGTTGTTCCTGTTTGTGATATAAAGTCAGGTATAAATCTTCTTATCTTCATTATAAATTCACCGTCTCCTCTAAATGTTGCAATACCAGTCTGTTGTCCTGTTGGAGCTCTCTGAGCTGTAATATCAAAATCTCCAGATGTTATATTTGCAGTAATCGCAGTAATAGTTCCATTTCTATTTTGATCTACTCCTGTCTCGTGTTCATAATAAGATGTTCTACCCTCTGTATTTCCAACCACATCAAAAGATGTATCAGTGGATGCATCATATTCTAAAGCATGTGGGCTACCAAATACTGCAGAGTCTCTCCACATTGTTCTTGCTAAACTACCAATAGTCCATACTGGTCTCTGTGGAGACGAGTCAAAATAGTTATAACATACCATTCTATTTACCACTGAAGAATTAGACTCTGGATAGAACCACATGACCTCACCAAATAGATTATTTAACCCAGCAGATACCATTTGATTACCTGAGTCTAGATTTATATTATTGTATACAAAGTCCTCTACTAAACATGGTAAAGATTCTAGTTTACCAGCGTATCTAAAAAAACCATTCTCTGACATCCAATATGCAGCACCGTCTACCTCAACACATGCATTCTGTCCAACAAGTCCACAATGTGTTCCAACCTGAGCAAACGCAAACGTAAATGGTTGTCCAACAAAACGTTGTGTAAATAATGCTGTGTCAGTCCAAACAAGAATCGCATCTCTACCTCTGATTGCTCCTCTGATCTGTGATCCGTCGGCCAATCTCTGTGTGCCGGCTGTATTGGTCGCTGTAGGTGTATACGTATTTATGTCTTCCTGATCAGAGAATCTTATAAACATATCATCCTGTGTTGATGGTGTTCCAATAGTTGTCTCTGTTCCAAAAAATACCAGGTGACGATCTGGTGTAGATACCAACATATGTCTTGATGCAGTTGGTGCACCAGTTATGATTGTAGCTCTTGTTTCAGTTGCGTTTGATAAACTAGAGTCCCAAGAAAAACATTCAGCATCATGTATTAAACATATTGCTTTGTCACCAAAATTATCTAGTGACCACATACCTGGTTCTAATACCAAGTCACCTGATGCTGCCTCACCCCATGCAATAAAGTCTGATGAGTTTGTGACTGTAGCACCATCACTGTGTGCTGATCTTGTGGAGTTTCTAACAGCTCTTGTGATACCTGTTAATGTATTTCCTGTAACACCTGTATATGAAATTTCTTCATTTCCAACCTGAATAAAGTTTGTACCTGAACTTGGAAATTGTGAAGCATCAGTCAATACAATAGATGTTCCTGATCCACCCGTTCCTGCAGTATCATCTAACAACGCTCCATTTAAAGTTGTTGTTCTAGCAGAAGTATCCTCACCACCCCAAGAACCTAAACCCCAACCAAAACCTTTTGCTTGCACAGCTGGCCCAACTGGAAAATAATGTTGCACTCGTATGCCACCAGATGTGGTTGCACCAGATCCCGATTCATTTGAAGGCATGGTAATCGTAAGAGTCGTAGCATTAGGAACAGTGGTCACCATAAATTTTTTATCGTCAAAATCAGAAGCACCAAAATTAGATCCTGTAATAGTAGAAAAATTATCTAACAATATTATATCTTGAGGGTTGATACCGTGAGATGTGCTAAAAGTTATTGTAACAGTTGGTGATCCGTTAGTCGTGGTAAATGCGCTCGTTAGCGTTGTTGTAGATTTAATAGGATGTATGTCATAAAAAACCCCTCCAGAAAAAGCGTATAATATCCTGTTAGTACCTATGATAGAGTATTTTCTAGATAAACTATTTATAAATTGATGAAGTCCTCTACCCGCACCCGTTAATTCATTGGCTCCAGACCCACCTAATTGATTCCAACCACCTATTTTCTCTGGTATACCATATCTAAATCTAACGTTATCACAGTCTATCCACTGGCCCTCTGCTCCTGTGGCTGTGATTTGTTTGTTAATACCTGGTTGAAATCCTATTTTTTGTAGCATTTAAATCCTTTTTTCCAATAGTATTATAGCTAGTATCACAGATTTTGAGGGTTTTAAACTACTTATTTATTGTTTAATCCTTCTATTTCTCTTACTTGATCTACAGAATTGTAATCTTCACAATTAAAACTTAAACCGTATTTTAATTTATTTGTTTCATTAGTTCTACAACCATGTTTTAAAAAAGAACTAAATAGAACAAACCTACCTTTTTTAGGTTTGACCGACGCACCTATTTCAGGGAAGTGCAAAACTTGACTGTGGTCGTTTAAATAAATTGCTCCAGACCACACATTAGGTAGATGATCATGAAATTTAGTATACCCTTTCTTATTTAACACATATCCCCAACAATCTTTTAATTTGTAATAACGATCACCAAATATATTATTTGAATCAACATAATCTCTAAATTTAAAAAATAATTTTTTAAATTCTGGATCGTTTGCAAAACTATCCCAGTAAGTCATTTTACCTACAACATTTGTAGTAAAACTTTTAGCATTATCTTTTAATACCTCTTTATTAATTTTATTAATAAAATATTTAGTATTAATATCTTTTATAGTTCCTACTATAAAAAAATAATTTCTTAAAATTTTTCGTTCTAAATGTGTATCTATAATCATTCTTTAATACGATGCAATGGAGTGGTGTGGTGGTATCCATTGCATCTAAATTTTTATATCATTTTTTAAACCAAGATGGAAGACCTAAATGTTTACGTCTATCAAACATATTATCTATGGCTCCAGGTGTTTTAGAATTATTGTAATGTAAAAAAACTTGAACACACTCTTCACCTTTAAATTTTTCTCTCCAATGCTCTAATTCACAGCCAGAATAAACTAACATATCTCCTTGCTTTAAATCTATTTTAATTCCTTTAGCTGTGCTTTCTATAGAAATTTTTTTACCGTCAGGTATACCAACATTTTCATTTGGACTAAGGTATATTGGCCAGTCATCACCACCAAGGTTCATGGTAGTGGATATCTCACAACTAAATCTATCTTTATGTCTTTTTAAGATATCACCTTTTTTATATATTCGTGCGTAAGTATATGCAGGATATAATTTTAAACCTGTTGCCTTTTCCATTTGTGGTTGACATTTAAGTAATAAAGTCTCCATGGCTATATCTGCATAAGAGGAATAAGTGTGAGGTACTTGTTGAGTTGCGCCCTCATAATTTCCAAGTAAAGTTGTTAGTGGAGAAATATATCTCTCTTGACGACAGGTGTCGTAAACTTGTTTTTTCATACAAAAATAATTTGCAATAAAAGCTGCTAGTTCTTTTGATACAGCTTGACGAATAATTGTGTATTTATTTTTTTTAAACGTCATCTTTTGCCATGCCTTTCAAAACAGCTTGAAGATTGAAATGTATAAATCTAAAAGGATCTATACCATGATCCAAAACAAACTCATGCTCTAGATAACCTGGAAATATTATTAAATCACCTGGCCGTGGTTTAAAATATACCAACTCATCAGCGTAATTATTTACAGTGTAACTTTTTTTAACTTGTAATTTTGTTGCTCTTGCACCTGTTCTTGGTTCATGAAATACAGGATATGATGTTTTATCACTACACTTTAAAAAATAAAAACCTGACACATGTTGGTTCCAATGCACATGTGCATTGTGGTGTCCTCCACCTTTTTTAGAAAATTCTTGAACCCATAACTCAGTAAAAAATAATCTATACTGTTGCATATCAAAACCATATTGATCTAAAAAATCAAAACATTTTTCTCCAATATAATTTTTAAAATCTAAAAAATCATTGTCGTGTGTAAGAGGAGTTGAATGATATGATGTTCCAAAGTCTCCAAATTTTTTAATATATGCTTTATTCATAGGACTAGATTTTGATTTTTTAATATATTTATCACTAGCTTTATTTAATGATTTTAAAAATTCTGGTTTGTTTTCACTATACATAGGTGTTTTAAAAAAATTTTTAATGTTCATAAGTATACCATCCTGTTATTATATATTTAATTTCTTTTGTTAGATTACCTCTGTGGGTATGTGTCCAAAAAGATGGAAATAAAATTGTCCTACCTTCCACTGGTTTTATTTTTTCTTTTTGATAAAGAAACTCTGTTTCCCCTCCTTTTTTTACTGTGTTTAAAAAAGTAGAAAATACTAATATTCTATCTTTACTATTATATTGATTATTATATTCCCCATTTACTTCAGCATGCCAACCAAAATAGGACTCACCAGGATTATATTTTTGTATTTTTATATATGGAAATACATTCCAAGGTTCTTGATTTTTATTAATATATTCATATTTTTCTACATATTTATTTTTAACTTTTATTAATTCTTTTATAAAAGGAAGTAATTGTTCATCAGTTATGTGTAAAACTACTTGTGTCATAATTGCATGACTGGTTTTATACATTTCTTTCTTATCACTTTTTTCAAAAACATTTATCAATTCTCTACAAGTCTTTTTATTTATATTGTCTATATGTATAAACATATTACTTAAACTTTTCTCCTCGACACCATACTACTAATGAGTATCTTGTGCCTTTATGAACTGGTTTAACCCTATGCCAAACAAAAGAGGGAAATATAATTATAGACCCTTTAGATAAAGCTCTTTTTTCTGTCACAACATGACGTGACTCATCTCTTTTAATTGGGTTATAAAGTCTAAAATCAAATTCTAATTCACCCCCTTTATATTCAGACGGATCAGTTAATTGACATGTCATGGATAATTTTCTAATTTTAGACTCGTTTTTTTTAAGAGCATCACAATGCCAATCATAAAACTGACCTTTTTTATATTTTGTAAATTGAATTGATTCAGGGTAATCCCATTGAAAATCCCACCCCGAATTTTTGTTTGCTATTTGAACATACGGCATCACTTCTTTATATATCCAAGGTTCTTTTAACCAAACAATATTAGAATTTCTTTGTTGTTTTAAATCAAATAAACCTTCTTTATCTTTTTTATTTTCATATCCTCCAATCACTCCCCTAGTTTCTTTTTTATCTAAGGCAAACTTAATTATATCATCACATATTTTAGGTGGTATCACTGACTCAAAAAACCAATA